CGTTGTCATCCACGATTACGTTCACACCACCTTGTCCTAGCTCCAGTGTACGCTGTAGTTTTGTAGCCCCGACCCCATATCCGAGTCCTAAAATGCATGTCTTACCTACGAAGCGCTCGACTTTATCGGCCTTGGTTACTTGTCTGCCGTATACATCAGTGGCAAACACAGAATAAACATCTTCTCCTTTGGAGAACGACTCTACTAGATCCGTCTGCTCTGCCGCCCATGCAAGCATCCTCGCTTCGATCTGCGATAAGTCACAGGCTATAAACGTGTACCCCTCTGGGGCACGCAGTGATCTACGTATGGTGTTGTTACCACGTGCAGGTAAGTTCTGCATGTTGAGTCCGTCTCCCCCCGAGAACCGCCCTGTGTGCGCACCATAATAGTTAAGCATAACAGGCAACTCACCACGGTCAGCGACACCCATTAAGTTCTCTGTACGTGTCTCTTCTATGGTTGACTTAGTACCAAGGCGTGCCGCAACCAGTGTGCTTACATCAGGGTTATCATGGTTGAGTAGATCCAGTATGCCTTGGTCTGTCTTAGCGAATGCGTATGTCAGCTTGCCTGTGCGTGGGCTAGTCTTCATGGGTGGAGTTACACCAAGACCCTCCAACAGTTTAGCGAACTTCGGATTACTGGAGAGATCTTTCTGGTCTACACCCGCCTCTTCTAGCAGCGATTCTTTTCTATGTCGCACGTCATACAGGTGGTTAGCCAGTAGAGCCTTGTCTAGTTTGATTGTGGGTTCAGTGTACATACGAATGATCTGGTCGATAACCAACAACTCTTTCTGTGGGAATCCTTTAACCAACCGTCTGAATAACTGGTACGTCAAGTCAACGTCAGTACAACAGTACTCAGCGTACCTACGCATATCTTCGTCAGAGAAGTCTGCACGTCTTTTGCCTAGTGCGTTGACAACTTCATTGCCTTTCTCACCAATGCCGTAGTGGTGTGCTAACTTTGCCAGTGACCCACCGACTTGCGTTTTGTGGTATGGTTTTGACATAGATAGAGTATCTAGCCATAGCTTGGGTTTGATTCCATAGTGCCACGATAGAATAGCGCCATCGAACGCAGTGTTGTGACAAAGGATTGCCTTGTCTGAATAGTCTATGCTTTTGAGGAAGGACTCTGGATCTGAGCCAGTGTAGAAATCTGTGGGGTTATCGCTAATCTTTATGCCTACCCCGATCGCTTCGAAACGTGGGTCTCTTACGTATTGTTCCGTGGTTAACTTACCTAAACTAAACTCTTTACTATAGTACGTCTCAAAATCAATCGTCACTATATCCATTTCACCTCCCATGTATAATTTATAGTTTCTAATATGCGATGCGTACTACGTCTTGCTTGTTCTAGTGGTAGTACATAATATAACTGCGCCATACCATCAGCCACCACCGCATAAGGTGACTGCGTTTCTTTAGCCAAGTAGTCGGCCTCCTCTAAAGCAAGTTCGACCTCAGTGAAAGGTGTCATAACATAGCCTCCGTTATGCATAATACATAGTGTTATACACATCCAACACACTAGGTTGCATGTGGTTTATTGTGTCTTCGACACTCTGCCTTACGGATATACCACGTCCACGATGCGCGTAGACCATCCGCTGTATATTTTCAAGGTTCACTTTATCAGACCTTATGTCCTCAACCAACAACTTTATTAAGTCTCTGCGAAGTACTATCTCCTCTACCCCTACAAAGTCGGGGGAACTAAAAACCCCTAGACGTTCCATCCGCTCGATACGTCTAAGATACTTGCGAAGGTCGTTCTCAAATTCATACTTAACTTTATCTCTCATCATAGCCTCATCACTCACTCTCCTCTACGACAGGTTCGTAAGTTTGCTCAAAAATATCTGGTTTACAAGGATAGAACTCGCCCTGAACGCCCTTAATAACCCAATCACCTTCTGTGGCAATATGCTTTACAGTTAGATGTTCGCCATCTTCAAGTGTGCCAATCTGCACCTCACCCTTTGCAAATTTACCTAGTGCGTTGCCGCAAAACTCTTGCAATTGTCTAATGCCCTCACAGGTGTACACAAACTGTACTGCCTCAATTTCAACAGGCTTTTTCCTAAACTTAGCCATCACTCACTCTCCTCCAAAACTTGTATAGCTTCTCTGTTTTTACCTTCACGAATGAGTCGAATGACTTTTTCCCTATCGGTTTCTAGGAATTTCCATTCCCGTCCGTCGATAGTCCCAGCGACACCACCGCCGACATAGCCGCCTACAAAGCCATTGACATTGCCGTAGACAGCGCCTTTGACATGGCTTTTCACATCGCCTTCGACACAGCCCCAAACATTGCCCCAAACACTCCTATTTACATTTTTAATGTAAAGATCTCCACAAGCGTTTCTCTCAAAATCTACAAGCTCTAAAACTTCTTCAATCGTTGGTTCTTTCATCACTCACTCTCCCTTTTTTCGCTAGGTAATGCAAACGCATTACACTGTTATGCGCCTGTACCTGTCATCACTCACCCCTCTTGCACCAACAGCGCGTGTACTAATAACAAAGTCAGTCCAGTTAGCAGTATCCAGAATAAAATATCTTCCTTCTGTTCATCGTTCATCGCCATCCTCCACTGGGATATATCCACAGGTGTCTGTTTTATAATCCGATAAGCTAATCGGTAATCCCCTAGTGTCTACCCCGAAGTCTACCCAACGCGAACACTCTTGGTTGTCACACTCATCAGAGTGCAGACAGAAACTTCTATCCCTGTACACCATCGTTGTCTACTCCTTCTAGTCTATTGACCACAAGCTGTGCGTACCCTGATATATCGTGCCAAGAATCTATGTGATTCGGGTCGCCATTAACAATCCTAGATATCTTTGAGCATATCATATCCAAGGCTTCGATCTGGTCTGGGTGAAAGCTCTGCCCAACCTCTCTCGCATAGTGGCGAATGACTGCCTTCAAGTCCTGTGTTATAGCGGCTTGGGTTTCAAACTTACCATACACTGAACCTCTTTCATTAAGTGTCTTGTTTATATCTTGCATTACGTAGTCTCCTGTGAATAGCCATAGAAAAGATAGACCCGAAGGAACCTCCGAGCCATAAAGGAATAGCCAACAGCATAAACAGCAGGACGTTACCGCCCTGCACTACTTCATATGCCTTGAATGTAACAGCACCATACACCCCGCACTCAAACACAGACATAACTGCGCTTGTCCAGAATACCCACATTGGTTTGTGGTGCATAACATTGAGTTGTTGAAAAGCTTTTGTGGCCACAAAACAAAACTGCGCCACGAACAGCACTATATATGTAATCATAAACCACCGGTCAGCTTGGCTCTCGCAGTGATAGCATTAATCTTATTTACGTCCACGTCAAGTTCTACTTTAGTTGCCTTGCGCTTCTCAGGCACAGTAAGATGTCTGTCTTTAGTTTCCTGCGGTACTAGATCCCACAGTGCAGGATAGTCTTTTAGCATGGGGGACAGTGTGTTGTATGCGTCAACTATACGTGAAACAATTCTTCTGTATTCATTCTGCTCTGCCCTTATACTCTCGAGTTTGTCTGACCACGCTATAAGTTTGTTAACAATGGGTTGCCAAGTGTGGTGGTTAGCATCAATAGCCAGTCCTCTCCAACTACTGTACCTATACCCATCATAATTAAAGCACCCTGACCCTAAAGAACTATCTGATTTACTAAGGAATGGTTTGGGCGCAGAGAAAGCAAACCTCTTGTCTATCAACACATCTTTGACCCGATCAAATGCCTCCTCGACCCGCTCAATCGATCTCACACTAATGTATTCCTTCGTATCATACATAAAGTCAGGCAACCCATCGATGTGCGTCTGGTATTGACTAAACATGCAGTCCCATATCTCATCACCAGTGCATGGTGACTCATTCTCCACGTGTTGTATGCGTGCATCGAACACTGCCTGCGCATTTTTAACCATAGTCTCACGTAAAGTACCACTCATTTTAACTGTAGCCATATTCACTTCCTCCGATTTACATCATCACAATGTCGCCAAACGGCGCGTTATCTTGATACGTAGACACCCAAAGCACTGGGTAACTAGGCGCATCACCAAAGTCTGAACAGCACAGGTCTGTCAGAATCACACAAGCGACAGGGTCAATACCCTGCTCATCAATGAACCTAAACACTGGGCTAAACGCAGTACCACCGCCACCATGTGGCTTCACCTCGACAGTATCATCGGGCCCAAACTTGTCGTAATGCGACACCGAACTGTCAAAGTAAACAACATGCAAAGTACGTGGAGATAAGTCCTCATGTACTGCCCGTATCTCTGCGGCGTATTGATCTACCTCGTCTTGGTCAATAGACCCTGAACAGTCAACACCAAACACCACGTCGCCCATCGTCTCACCTGTTACACTGGGCAAGTACAATCCTTGCGTAGCAAAGCGTCTATTGGGTCTACTAAGAGTACGCTCATCAGTACGTGCCTTGACAAGGAACCTCTGCATCACATCACGCCAAGCGACCTTGGGCTTGAGTATCGTATCAACGAAGCGTTCCATACCTGCGGATAACTTACCCATCATCTTGGCAGACTGTGCCGCTTGAGCCACCTTGACTTTCCACTCGGCCTCTTGCTGTGCCTGTTCAGCAGGGTCACCTTCAGCGTCTTGACAATCGTCCAATGGATCACCGTGTCCGTTGCCCTGTCCCTGACCGCTGTCCTCAGGCAGTATCTTATATATCCCATCTGAAGTGCCGCCACCTGCGTTGTATATATCGTCAGATAACAGGCCCCCCTCGGGCATTCTACCAATGCCCTCATCAGTGATAAGTTTATTTATGACATAGTCACACGCTTGGTTCCACCGCTTTGAATCACGTCCACCACGCCGCCAGTTATGCTCTAGCATGGGGTGAAAACACTCATGTGCAATCAAGAACTTAAGCTCCTCATCACTCAGCTCTTCAACAAAGTTTGGATTAAAGGCAATCTGTTTGCCGTTCACTGCCGCTGTAGGTATTTGATCGGTCAGTATAAAGGGTAAGTTGAGAGCAATGCTCCCAACAAACGGGTGTTCAAGAACCAAGGCTGTTTTAGCCTTGGCAAGTCTGCGTTCGATATCCATTAGATACCTCCCATAAATGCGCCCATTTTAGACATAATATCCTTCGCCTCAGCCGCCTTATCAGCACGCAACACAGGGTCAAGCCTCAATGAATCAGCGTTCTGGTTGGCCAGTTTAGCCTCGACCTCTTGTCTCATGGCTTCTAAGTTGGGGTCATCTGCGAAGTTTAGGTTAGGTAAGACAGAACATATCTCTCGTACATGCTCCACCATTGAGTCACGGAAAATAGCCTTGGGATCGGACAGCTTCTCAACCATCTTCTCGACCCGAGTATATAGTCTCTGCCATGCCTCCTTCATGGCTTTCTGACTGCCAAGTTCTGCACGATTCTCAACCTCAGCCTGTATCCTAGCTAGCTCATCATCGGCAAGCTCAACGCGGAAGTCACCACTCGGTACAGGGAACACTGCTAGATCTATCTTAAACTTAGCTCGCATGTCCTCAAGGCTTGGGTAATCCTCCTCCTTATACATACCGGCAGGGACTATTCGTTTAGCTTCTGCTTTCAGCCGAGGATATTCTTGCAGGAATATATCTACCAAGTACTCCCACTCAGCTTTGTCCTGTCTAAACGCGCTAATAAACCCAAGGTAGTTCTTACTGGGCAGGATCTGCGCTCCTTCCAAGCCCCAAGGTAGGGTGTTCACATAGAAGGCAGTACGTATCTGCCTAGCTTTCTGGTGTACATCAGCCAAGAAATCGTCAATGGGTAGCAGGTTTTTATTGTACCGACCCACGTCCACTGCGGAACCAGACACACCAAAGTTATGTGCAATCTCCTGTGTTACACGCTTATCATACTTGCGTGCCGACCACTGGCTAATTGACAGTTGAACCAATAACGCTTTATCCGATAGTTTCATATCTTCACTCCTTCATTTAGGTTTGTTTGCTAACTCTACTGCGTACTGCCTTACATGCTCCCACCGACCACTGTGACCAATGGGGAAATGTTCCGTTGATCTATCCCGACAATCACATACCACAAGTGAATGCCGATCCCTAACTACAAATACCTCGCCCACCTCGAACATAATATCCATACAGCATCCCCCTAGAACAGTACGTCATTGTGCTTAACAACCCAGTTATTAAACGCTCCGGTATTGCACAGCTCAGGGTCACGCTTAACAGCAATGCTAACAGACAACACAGAAAACTCGGCAGGCATACGCTCAACGTACCGACAAACACGCTCAAAGTTACTCTCAGTTGCACGCTGTGCAAGCGCCCCAGACAAGGCATACAGTGTGGCAGGATCAGTGGGTACATCGCTTGTATCAGGGTTCATCAGCACAGCATCAGGGTTGGGCAGTTTCCTAAAGATCTTCAAGAACCCCATAAACTCAGCCGCCGCACCCTCACCAACAGCTCCCTTGAAGCACTCATACTCACTCTCTTTGGGGATCTTATCAATCAGGTTGTTCACACCCTCAACCCATGACCGTGGTGTAGAGTTCTTCTCACGCTGTGGATCGAAATCGTGTAATAGGTTAGGTCTAAACCGTATGAACGACACCAACTCAGGCCGAATGCCGTTGTTCAGTGCCCAACCACACCAGTCATCTAGGTGAGTATCCAATGGCAACTCAGTCTCCCTATCTGCTAGGTGGGATAACACACGGTTAGCACCTGCCCTGTCGTTCTGTCTGTTACCAGTGTTAACTACTGTCCACCCATCGGGCATCGGCACACCATGCAGTGTCCTAGCTTGGCATATATTGGCCAGTACTTTCTGCAAATCAGCACTCGCTTGGTTCCTGTCGTCAAAGCACAGCACACCCGCTTTCGGTGTATCAGGGTTCCTTGCATCGGGAAACCAATCAGGCATTTTATAACCAAACGAGTGGCCTGTACCCATCATATCCGGCACACCGAAGTCCTCCACCAACATGGTCGGCATATGCTGTTCTACATAAGCAATCCCTAAAGACTTGGTAACATCTCTCACGATGCTTGTCTTGCCGCCTCCTGGGGCACCAGTAATGGTAACGGTACGTTTGATCTTGATAAGATCCTTCAGTGTATCTGCTAGTTGTTGTGGTCTCATATTAAAGCTCCTCTCCGGCTTGTCCTTTATAGAGTTTGTGATCTGGGCCGTATGACACGACCTGACCTTCTTCGCGGTGGTTCTTAGCCACCATTTTATCGTTGAAATACAACATCTTGCCGTCATCACCTCGCAGTGGACGACCGTTCTTACCTTCACGAATAATAAACAAACGCTTGAATCTGCTCACAGATTTATCTCCCAGATTTATTGAGTTGAAACAGCAGTGCCCGATCAGTCACCACTGTATAGTTAGATTTATGCATCGGTACTACGCAGTGCTTTACATTGCGAGCCTCCCTCTCGCCACAGGTTAAACAACAAATATACCCCGCAGAATATCTGCGAGGATCAATAGACTCACCACAATCACAAACAGGTTCTGACATCACTCACTCTCCTTGGCTCCCATCCCACACTGTAGTGCATGTCTCTAAGTCAATGACAATCACGTACCCTTCACCACCTTCAGTATCCCAAGTAGAAGGGTGGTTCTCCGCTATCCTCTTCGCCTCTTCCAAAGTGTAGGTCGTTTGTATAGGGTAAGAAGGTACACAACACTCTATGCAACCGATCTGAAAAACTAAATACTTCATGGCCTAACCCCCATCTTCCACTGCGCAAACGCTTTCAAGCCGTAGTCAGATACGATCTTCATCTCAATCACAGATAACTTTGTCGTTCCCTCTGGTGGTAATGGGTGTGCTTTACTGCGATGCTTGGATGTCGTCTTGGAATAGCGGTCATCATTCTCAAACCAACGCTGAGTCCCATAATCATAGATAAACAGGGGCCAATGACCCCCATATGAAAAGACCACATAGCGTTGGCTAGATTTATTGGCGTATGAATAGATACAGGAAAAGAGATTGCCAGTGGTGGAGTCAAACTCCACCTTATCCTGAACATGTTTACGGATGTCTGCCAAGGTTGCGTTTTTAACTCTACTCATCTGAACCTCTCAAAGCATCGGCTAACATATTGCGGGCTAGACAATAAGCATCGTACCTGCCTTGGAAGTAGTGAGCCAGTACGGATACCTCCGGCTTGTTAGGGTCGGCCAACGCCCTTTGGGCATATACTTCGTACCGCTTAAGGTTGCTAACACAAAGCGCTTCAAGCTGATCAAGAACCTCGCAGTGGGTAAGAAAAAGACTCATATCTTCAACTCTACTCATTGTCATATACCTCATCCATTAACTTAACGATTACACTGAGTACCTTGGACTGGGATCGCAGATACGCATCCTTTTTGCCACAGTAATAGTTATACATAGACTCACAGTCATGAGTTACCTCGGCGCTAGCCTTTGCCCTGTTCGTCAGGGTATTTAGCTCTTGTACTAGGTCGTTAAGCTCTGCCGTAACAGAGCTGATGTGAAGCATTCTAGGATTTGTTTTCATAGGGCCACCTCCACAGTTGACAGTACGACATCCTCGAACGCGACACCATACTGGAACACAAGAGCCACACGATCTTGGCCGTATTCTTTGAGCATCTTAACGTCGGACTTGTTAATGATAGAACCAGAAAAAGGTGTGTTACCTTTGGCGACGAATGAATAACCTAGATCCCACTCTCTAATGGTCTCAGCTTTATTGGTGTAACCAAGGACAGGATGTAAAGTAATCATAATATATCTCCACTTGTAAAGTTTCATAGAATGCCCCTGAACGGGGCGGGTAATTAATCAGCATAATACTCAAGAAGTAAACGACCCATATCCATCACTTGGGCTGTCGCTTCATCGAACTCATCAATCATTGGTTCGAATATCTCACTCTTAATACCAGTTGTATTGTTTGCAACAATGTCGTCGATACGAATCATTGTTTGAATGTTTTGCACTAACACAGCCATACATTCATCAACATCGATGTCGGGCTTAGCAGTAAAGAATTGAACGTCCATAATATATCTCCACTTGTAAAGTTTCACAGAATTGAGGGTATAACTTAACAACTTAACATGTAAAGTTAGTAACTTTACACGCCGACCACTGGGGTCACCGCCAGACTGCCACCGGCCCGAACCGATGTCAAGTTTGCGGAACTATCTAAATTTTATATAGAACTATCTACAAATTCGGTGTAACTATCTAACTTTACAGATAGTACAAAAGCTTTAAAATCAAGGGGTTAGAGAGCAACTATCTAAGTTTACAAATGTAAAGTTATCAGAAAAGTGTAACGATTTCAATGGTTTGGAAGCCAACTATCTAAAAAGGGCCTTTTTTCGCTAAATAATAACGGTTCTCATTTGGGAGGGGAGGAAGCTAGGAAACTTTACATGTAAAGTTAGTACCAAGTGTAAAGTTATGGAAAAACCTCGCACGCGACCGCTCTAAAATCACAGATAGATTAGATAATAGATAGTGTTTTAGATAGTTTTTTATATATTTATAACTTTACATTCTTCTGTATGTACCGTGGTTACTGGCTTTCAGCGATTTGTAAAGTTTTGAAAGTGTAAAGTTACGAGGTACCAAATGTAAAGTTACGAGTGTAAAGTTGTAAAGTTACGAGGGCTGATTTCGAACGCTTTTTGTAAGTGCTTGATTTTACTAGGGAAATCGGACGTTTTTACAGATAGTTGTACTAACTTTACATCACTAACTTTACATGTAAAGTTTTATAGCTAACTTTACACTACTAACTTTACACTACTAACTTTACACGTACTATGAACCCAATAGATGTAAAGTTTGTATATATGCGCGGTTTGATTTGCTACGACCCCCCGACGTATGGGTTTATACTTACAAATAAAAACATGAAGACCAACGATCAACCCCCCTCGTTACGCCACGTTGTCGACGCTCGATTTTCAGACACAAAAAAATACCCCTCTTGCGAGGGGCTGTGGTGTTCAGAGCTTGCTGAGTTTGCCTATAGCAAACCTACCTAGGACTACGTAGGTCTGGACTCTGAGTTTGCCTACGCGAATGTATCGGTCATTCCTGTAGGGTATAGCGGCAGGGTGGCATCGTAGTGCTACCCAGTTTCCTATCTGAATCATAGTGTTCTCCTAAAAATACCCCTCTTGCGAGGGGCTGTGGTCTAGTCGCCATACTTCTTTTGGAGCGTGGGTAGTGCCCATATCATCAGCCCGAGTCCAGCGAGACTGAGTACCAGCCCGTGGTTAATGATATGCGGTGACGCATCCATGGTGCCTACACCAATGAAGAGTGCTATCACTCCGAGTGTGAATCGAATCATAGTGTTCTCCTAAAAGGATGCTCCCTCTTGCGAGGGAGCGGTGGATCTCACTTTCGTGAGATCTTTTTGATGGTGACTTCACGCTCAGACTTGGGCTTGCCCTCGTCAGAAGCGATCAGTAAGAAGGGCTGGCCAAACTTGTTAGCCATCAGCACAACATTGTTGTGCTTCTTTAGCGCTCCAGCGACCGCCGCAGGGCTGATCGACTTAACGTCCTTGCCTAACTTCATGTCTGGAATAAACACCGCGTAGGGGTCTATCCCAACCTTCTCAGCCTTGGCGGCGGCGACTAGCGCATCCGTCAATTCCCGTGCCTCTGAAGGCTCGAAGTCCGAACCGCGCCGAAGTACCAGCGCGCCCTTCTTAGTGTTAATCGCAAGATCAACACCACCTTGTGTCCACAATTTAGCCATAACAAATCCTCCTAAGGATTCAAGTAAGTTAAGGTTAGGTGTTGCCCGGGTCGATCCCTCGTCGGGGCCCGTCACTGGCGGCTTGGTGTTTCGAGACAGTCGCTAGCCAGTGATTCCAGACTGCACTAAATTGACATCGATGTCAAGTTTGCCATGTTCTATGGGGTTCTGAGCCTGCCCAATCACCGGCGGTCTGCTATCAGTAGGAGGGGGGAGGGGGGGCACATGGACTGGACATTTTGCATGCCCCCCATATTGTAGTATGCCGTACATAACACAACCCCAAAAACCAAAACTATACACCCACGTAAAGTTAGATAAGAAAAAACTTGACACCCCTCTTCCACTGCGCATAGACTCGCGCCATGGACACACTACCTTTACGTCATACGAAGTGGTCTGATCGGCTTGCTATGGACATGGCCCTACTCTTAGAGGGGTCTGGTGAAACACTGCAAGAGATAATGGACCGCCACAAGATTGAAGTTGCCGACATCAATCGGTTCAACAACGACAGCGTATTCCTCAAAAAGGTGGAGTCACTACGCAACGAGGTGCGTGACAAAGGCTTGACGTTCAAGATGAAAGCACGCGCCCAAGCGGAAGAGTTGTTAACAACATCATGGGTATTGATACACGACCCAACCACAAGCCCAGCGGTCAAAGCTGATCTAATCAAATCCACAGTGAAGTGGGCTGGGCTTGAACCAAAGAACGACCAAGCAACTACCGAGATATCCGGTGGTGTTAAGATTACAATTAACCTTGGTGGACAGAATCATGAGGTCGATGCAAGACCCGCACTTGAAGATGTTGAATACGCAGAGGTTGAGGAATGAATTCACTGACACATACAGTGGCCTACCGGCTAAAACTTTTAAGCGCCTTATGCCTTGCGTACAGTATTTAAAAGAGTTGCGAACCACTGGCGTATCGCACAAGGTAAAAATTGTGAAGCATAAACTTCACGGACTGCAATTTGTTGTACTGTGGGTGAACAATGGGACTTAACATAGACTACACACCGACCCCTGTGGCTAGTAAGTTTATGGAGTGCGACGCCAAGATGCGCGTGCTTATGGGCCCAGTAGGTAGCGGCAAGAGCGTGTGCTCTTCGTTTGAGGTGATACGACGTGCGTCACTACAAAAACCCAACGAGCAGGGGATACGTAAGAGCCGAGCTGCGATTGTGCGTGAGACGGCCAGACAGCTATCAGATACGACGATCAAGACATTCCTCGACTGGTTCCCTCCGGGGGTGTGTGGGCAGTTCATGCGCACAACCAAGACATACTTCTTCAAGGTGGGTGACGTTGAGTGTGAGATCATGTTCAGGGCACTGGACGACTCTGATGACGTAGCCAACCTAAACTCTTTAGAACTTACCTTCGCATGGTTTAACGAGTGTAGAGACATACATCCTGACATTGTTGATGCGATGTCTAAGCGTATCGGTCGTTACCCCAGTGCGAAGGACGGCGGGCCAAGTTGGTTTGGTATGTGGGGCGACACGAACCCGCCCACCATGGAGACATGGTGGTATTACCAGATGGAAAAGCTAGATCCTAAAGATGGGATCAGTCACAACGACAATGGTTGGGAAGTGTTTAAGCAGCCCAGTGGTCGCAGTCCGTATGCCGAGAACATTGAGAACCTTCCTGAAGGATATTACGACACGCAAGGTCGGTCGGAGGAGTATATACGTGTTTACATCGACGGTGAGTATGGTCTATCGAGTGCTGGGCAGCCTGTATATAAATACTTTAGGCCGGACTATCATATGGCTAGGGAACCTTTACGGCACATATCTAACGGCGTTCGGCCTATTATTATTGGTATGGACCTTGGCTTAACGCCTGCCGCAGTGATTGGACAGCAGGACCCACGTGGTCGCGCACTGATACTTGACGAGGCTGTTAGCTTTGACATGGGTGTGCAGCGCTTCATGCGGACGATACTTAAGCCATTGATATACGAGCGGTTTTCGGAAGCGCCGGTGCTGATCGTTGTTGACCCAGCCGGGGTGCAGAGGGCGCAGACCGATGAACGTAGTGCCGTAGACATCATCAAGGCTGAGGGGTTTAGAGTAATACCTGCCAAGACGAACAATGTGACGGCGCGGATCAGTGCGGTGGATGACTACCTAATGAGACAGGTGGACGGTGATCCAGCGTTCTTAGTTGATCCTCGCTGTATAAAGCTCAAGGCGGCGATGATGGGTGGGTATAAGTACAAAGAGCGGGTAGTTGACACGATTGATAAAAACAAACATAGTCACGTTGCTGAGGCGTTGCAGTACCTAATGTTGCACATATCAGCCGGAGGTGGCGAGCACTTGCAAAGTAGGCGAGAAGTAAGAACAGTTGCCGCCGCAGGGTGGACATGATACAGTAAAGGTAATCACACGTGAGGATTTATTATGGCTACGATATCACCTGCGTTTACTAGGACGATCATACGCGGTCAGACAGTGACTACTGTCACGTGGACTGGTGCTTCGACTGGTGATACGCTTGAGGCGTTTGGGCTGATTGATACAGCTGCGGTAGCTGGTTCAGTGCAGATGACCGGTACGTTTGGCGGCGCTACGGTAGTTATGCAAGTATCTAACGATGGGGCTACATGGTTTACCACTAAAGATATGTCGAACACAGATGTGTCTGCGACAGCGGGGGCATACTTTGAGTTTACTTCGGCTGGGCTGTATCTACGTCCTAGCGTATCAGGTGGTACAGGCGATAGTGTAGACGTGGTAATGTCTCTACGGGGCTAAACGATAATGCTTGATATATCTGCATTAGTACGTAGACGTAGGTTCTTCGCAGGCGGAGCAGCCCCAGTCTTGCCTTGGACTCCAGCGGATATGGACGCTGACTTAGCCCTTTGGTTGGATGCAGATGACTCCGATACCATAACTGTAGTGTCAGGTGATGCAGATATATCGGATGCCACGCTAACCAATACATATATTAAGCCAGCCAATGTAGATGGTAGCTATGGGTTGTTCTTTAAGCCGGACGGGACCAAGGCATACGTTTGTGAAGATGCCGGTTCAACTGGCAATGTTATAGAGCTTGTATTATCTACCCCTTGGGATATTACCACTGCAATTTTTTCTGATAGCGTATCAGCACCATATACCGATGTGAGAGACTGTCATTTTAAGCCAGATGGTACTATGTTGTTTGTATGCGGGGAGAACACAAAAAATATTGCAGAGTATTCGTTATCAACCGCATGGGATATTTCAACTGCGACCTTTAATAGATCTGTAGCTCTTCCAACTCCCTCAAATGATTATACCGGCTTATCGTTTAAAGACGATGGCACTGCCATATTCGTGACGGATAGATTTACTGGAAATGTATATGAATTTTCTTTAGCAACAGCATGGGATATTTCTACTGTTGCTTATGCGGCTGTTTATGAGTTAAACACAAGCAGCTATTCCTATTATGGTCTTGCTTTTAGCTCTGACGGTAGTCGTATGTACTCGGGTTTGCCGCAATTTGATCGAGTAGAAGAGTATAGTTTATCAACGCCATGGAGTGTTTCTACAGCTTCGCTTACCACTATCCTGTCAACAGCAGCCTTTACCGGCTCGCCTACCTCAGTATTTATGAGGGCAGATTCATCTAAGGTATACATTTCTGATACAGGTAGGATTTTTGAGCTTGATATACCCGTTTCTCAAACAGTAAGTCAGTGGGATGACAAATCGCCCAAAGGCAGAAACTTTACTCAACCCACGGCTTCGATACAACCTGCTTATCTTTCAACCGGGTTGGGTGAAAAGCCTTCAGTGTATTTCGATAATGCTACGAAATTCATAGCTGCATCAACTGCAAGTGACTGGACATTTTTGCATGAGGCTGGTGGCAGTGCAATTTTCTTAGTTATACAGCTTCAACCGCT